CCAGATATGGTCTACCTGTGTCGCCTGGTCACCGCAATACGTACACGTCCAGGCATCCCTGTTCAAGACTTGTAACCTAATCCTTTTCCAGTGAGCTGTAGCTCGATATGGCTTTAATGCCATTGATACCTCAATGAATGAGCTAATGCTTTACACCAGCTACCGTCATACCTAGCTGCTATGTATTCAATGTGCTTATCTATCTGTTCGTAAGCATCCCAAGTATGTGCATACTTACTCATATGCTGAAATATGCCATAAGCACCAGAGTCCTTGTTCAATGCCTTTACTCTCCAGTTACTCTCTCGTATAGCTAAGTCGTTAGCACACTGAAACTCAGACCATTCTACTTTGTTATACAAATATAGCTTTACATTATCAATGTGAAATGGCTGTTCATCTGCGTTAGCAGTATATGTTTTTTCTGGCACCGCAACGCTCAATGCTAATGAGCATAGCGAAATAGCAATAAATCGCCCTAATGCTCGCCTCGCGGCGCAGGTGCCTCTCAGCCTGCGCGAGAGTCTGAGCATAGCAGGCTTGTCAAGTCTGGAACAAAACCGCAGGTCAGAGCCTTGATTTGTCGACATTTAGTTTTTACCCCATCCGTTACCCTTGAAATGTGCAGGTACAGCTACAAAGAGCTTAAACATTTCGCTTTTGCATATTCCACAAATTAAGCAGTAGTCATCTACCTTATCTATCGGTATTGTGAATTCGCTGGTGGTATCGCAGGTTCGGCATTCGTAATCAAATTTAGGCATTCTTCACACCTTTCACGTTTCCCATATATCCATAGGCCGCAGCCCACGCATCTATGTATCAGTTCTTCCATAGCCTGAAGCTTTCAGTAGGTAGACAAGGTCTTCTAAACGCAAAACGGCCACCCAATCCTGGATAGCCGCTTCACCCTGGCCATTGAGACGCAGAATGCCTACGCCCATGCCAGTATTGAGTTTTCGCTCTCTGAGTTGTTTCATTAAGCCCGATAAGTTTAGCTTAGTACGGGCTTTAATCTCAATGTCTAAGCCTGGTATGCCTGTCACGTCGCTACCATCCCTACCAGCGCCCACGGGTAATGCATTGTCCCAACCGTGAGCGCGTAGGTAGTCAGCCACTATCTTTTGAGAAGCGTACCCTCGATGCTTCCTAGATTGGCTAGTCATTCTCGTCTCCGTAACGCTCTTCACACGCATTACAGTATAAATCTACTGGTAGATAAGCGCTACGCTTACAGCCTGCACAAAAGCCGCTTCTCATAGCCTTTCCTCATCTTCTGGTCTAAATGACCATTTACCCGAAGGGTCCACGACCTGCCAGAAAGCCCTGCACTGCTCAGCTTTACGACTCATAGGAAGCGGACATGTGTAGCCTCTATATGGTCCTTTGGGTCCTTTACCTTCTTTAAGCTTCATCTGGCCATGCTTACAGCTTGGAATGGGCTCAGCTTTTAGCTCACGCGTAACTAGCTCTACGGCGTCATCAAATGCTGCTACCACATCGGCGGGAGGCTCGATTGTCGTGTCCCAGACAATTTCCTGGCCTGGGTTAGTCGATTCCAAAAACGTCTTCTGCTCTTCAGTGCGTACTCGTATTGGAGCAGCGCTTGTCTTAGTGTCGTTGACGCGAGCCATTTCGAGAGATGATGCTCGCTTTCCTTTAGCTGAAAGACCGAGATTGGCGAGGCAACGCCCGATGCTGCTCGTCTCGCAATTTTCATACCAGAAAGAAGCATCCACCCCACGGTCTTTACGAGCGCCACGCGCAAAACCAGTAGCGGAAGGCTGGCTATCAGCGTAAGTTCTATAAGCGATAGCCTTAAAGACCACAATTCCTTTTTCTTCATCATTTAACACCTGCTCTGTAATAATGGCTCCGTCTGGGTATTCCGTGTAAAACTTATGAATCCTGGAGTCCACGTCCTCATAATCTGACAAATTAAACATCTAATGTCATTTTCCCTTCTGCGTATTCAAGCTGCTCTTTGAAGGTCCAGACTGTGCCATCGTGCCACGTCTGGGCTTCCCTGGCGCAAGTAAAGCAGTAGTGTCTGTCAATGATGCGGCCATAGCGCTCAGAGCGAATAGACCAGACCGCCTGGCTTTGTCCCCTAACGTCATTAACGCCGAATCTCATCTTGCAATAGTCGCACCAGGTACCTCTAGGCGTTCTAGTAATTGCCACGAGTAGCCTCCCAATCTCCGATGACTGACTCACCTGCGAGCGCGGCGTATGACACCAGGTCCACGAATGAGTCACGGTTAGGAGTTTCGACGATTCTGGAGACTTTGACCAGAGCCATACAGATACACACGTCCAGTGGGTCAATCTCTCGTCCGAAATAGCTCGCCCAGAGGTCCGCAATTCTTCTAATATTAACGGCTGGGTGGCCGTAATCGAGGCCACGTTCATCGAGAATATCTGCCGCTTCTTCCATTATCTTTTTCGCTGTATATCCATTTTGCTCTTTTGTAACCATGTGTGTAGCCCCTTGTGTAGTGTTTTTCGATTAGTTTTCCGTATAGTGCATAGACCCCTAGTCCAAGCACGAATAAAGTTAGACAAATTGTGACTATCTGCTCTGGTGTTAAATCATGTTTAGGCATTAGCGTTTTCTGCCATTTGTTTTTCAATGCGACTAATGCCATCGTTAATTTCTTCGAGAGCTTTTACAAGTATTTTCGCTTCACCTGCTGAAAGGGACGCGACTAGACGACCCGCAATATAACTACTTCGTAACTTGAGGCTCCATAATTCACGTTCTTGTTCTGTCATTTGTTTTGTCATGTTTTCCTTCCTTGTCGGCAATTTGCCTACGCGTCAAAATGTACGCTTAACGAAGGACAAAAACTACGCCACACACGGCGTGTTCTATAACGTTTTGATAACGTTACGAGTAGCGCTTACCTTCTACTACGAAGGTGCCTTGTCTGTCTATCGGTATCGTCACTGGGGTTACACCCTTTTTGTCGACGTACAGGATGCCAAAGCCAGACTGCCAATTCATCGTGCCACGGGTGTAATAAGCCTTGCTGACGTCCATTAAATGACCGACCTCAAAGCCTGTCAGGATACCCGTTAAAACGCCTCCAGAGGCCGTTGAGAACGATGAAATCCCCTGGCGATGGGTGTGACCACACACTACCGACTTTCCATGCCTCTTAGCGGCTTCTAGGGCCGTTAAACCCCCATGTGGCTTAGTGCTCTGTTCGTCACCGTGGACCATTATCCAGTCTTTTGTTATCTCGTATGGCTTACGATGAAACTTGATGCCCAGCTCTTTGAACCCCATGAAATTCTCGTATTCAAGCTCTGGCAGGCCAATCAGGCCAGGTAGCCTAGAAGCTAGGGATTTATAGAGTCTGTCGGTGTGGTTACTTCTAACAATATGGGTGATGCGCAGGTCGTGTAGGACCTCTTGTGCAGTAGCTCTATCACGTCCAATAGTTCCCGACCATTCGTCCCGCCCAGAAGACCAACGTGAGATGGTCTGGAAATCGAGCTCATCACCCACGCATAGAACGTCGTCAGGCTTGTATTTTTGAATGAATCTGGCAACTGCGCGGGTGTGTTTGACATTGTGGAACGGAATTTGTAAATCGCTGATTACTACGATTCGCTTAATCGTCGTCCTCTTCATCCTCGTAAATGTGGTCTGGGTTTTCTATGGACCAATCAGGAATAGACGGCATGTGAAAGGTTGAGGCGATATAGTCCATAGCCTGCTCAGGGGTAAAGCCTTGTCGCTTCATAGCCTGAAAGGTTTCGTGAACGCGTATAGCCCAGACGTCTAGACTTGTTAAAGGCTCACGCTTATCGCGTTTAGCCTGGGCTTCTTTAGCCCGACGCCTAGCGGCTAGTTCTCTTTTTGTAAGTTTTCTTGCGCTCATTAGTAACAAATTCTAATACAAGTTGTTCGAGTTTATCGATACGCGACACGATATGCGATGCGTCCAATATGCCTGGTACTTCATGACGAATAATGTAACGAAGGCCCCCGACAATCAGAGCGCAGCATGAAAGAATGGCAGCTACGAACGCTGCCCATTCAGCGGGACTCATCGACGACCAAAAGCCGTATCGTTAGGATTAAGATAACGAAGGATAACGGGCAGACTCGCGGCCAGAGCGGCATTCACAATCGCATTTGCATCCCAGCCCACCGCTAGGTAGGTCGCTATTCCTGCTGCCAAAAAGCTTCTTGCCCAGCTTGCGCTTATTGCCTTTAGTTGGTCCATTTTCTTCTCCAGTCAATATGGGCAGGTAGAACATACCGCCGTCATTATCGCCCAGTTTTGTAAAGCTAACATGGATATGAGTTTTATGCGGATTTATTCCGCGGTACTTTCTCCATCGGTAATTTCCCACCCACGATGCAATTCTTCCATTGTAGATGATATAAGAAATTCGCTTATCAGTTCTGGCAAGTAGTCGAAGCTGATTAGCAAAATCAAAGGCTGCTGACTTATCGGATTTGAGATTAGCGTCAATGTCGACGGCACGAACAATGCCCGCTGCATCAGGATTATGGTCAGATTTAGGACTATGAGCCTTGTGGCCAGGTGACGCCGCGGCTCCATCGCTACTTCTATCTCTATTGGGGAACGCATCATCTACCTGATTTCTGAGTTGCTGCCCCGCTTTACACAGCTTAGCCAAGCAGCACCGCTGCTTCTTCAGCCGTTAGACCGAGCTTTTCTAAAATCTCAGCGCGAGCCGCTTCCTTAGCCGCCTTTTCTTCTTCTTCTCTGGCTTTCTGTTCTTCAGCCTGTTGCGCCGCAAGTTCCATATCGGCTACTTCTTCAGCCGTGAGTTCAATTTCCTCTACGGCTCCAGTTGAGCAATCTACTACGAGTTTGGTTGGCATTGTTTCTCCTATGAGTTTTTGATTCCGTAAAGGGTTGCGGTTGAATATTGGGCCCAGTTTTGCGAGCTATCTGGATAAAGTTTGATAGAGGTAATGGCAGAAGTGTTTGACCATAAACCAGCAATTAGTTCCATATAAGCCAAAGTTCCGTTATTTTCTGTGACGGCATCTGATGAATAAGATTTATTAGTGCTACCAGCATAATTTGGGATATAGATAAAAGTGCTACCGAAAGTGGAGGCCGTAGCACTTGAAATGCTCGCTAGTCCAGCGATTTGAGCATAAGTACCATAAGAAGCAACGCTAGAACCATCTGATTGAATTCTTTTCTGGCTAAAATTGGACGTAGAGTTATTGAAATTTATCATCACAGCTGGAGCAGTTCCAGCAGAACGACCACTCAAAGAAATGGCAAGGTCGGTGAAGGTAGCAGGGATTGAGGTGAATTCAATATTAGCCGCCCCACCTGATCCCACAGTCACAGTCGCTATTGCTTCATAAGTTGTTGGCATTATGCCGCCTTTATGCCGTAGAGAGTGAAGGTTGAGCCTGTGTTTATATTAGTCAAATGGAAACTTACCGAGGTTATTGCGGCGGTGTTGCGCCACAATCCAACTCTTGCGACTGTGTAACCTGAATTGCCGAAACGATTGAGAACAGTCTTATTTGTTGTGCTATTGGAATAATTCTGAATATGGACGAAAGACGCCGTATTAGTGATGCTTGACGGATTGTCGTAACCTACCGCTATGCCTGTTTGATTTGAGTCTCTTGAGGATACCGCTGACGAACCATCGCCATAAAGTGTTGTCTGAGAATAATTAGAACCTGAGTCCGAATTGAATCTCATAAGAAGATTTGCGTCAGCGGAACCTTCATAAGTAAATACAACTAAAAGGTCGGTGTATGTGCCGCTGATTGATGAGAAAGTAACTGAAGACTGTGCGCTACCTAGCGTTGTCGTTGCGATTGGCTCGTAAGTTGTTGGCATTATGCGCTCTTTATTCCGTAGAGGGCGAAGTGGGAGTATTGTTGAAAAGTTCCAGAAGCAGGATAGATTTTGACTGAGGTAATGGCGTTTGTGTTTTGCCAAAGACCAGAAGCAGGCCAGACATAACCGCTCCCATTATTATCGCAACCCGATAGCGTACGAGTTGTTTTATATTTATTAGTATTGGCATAATCCAAAATATCTAAAACGAAACCGCCAGATTGTCCAGCTGTTCCAGATGCCGCAATACCGACCATAACATAACTTGTGCTTGTTACCGCACCAGAAGCAACAGTTGAACCATTTGCTTCAATGTAATGCGTAGCATAATTTGCACCCGTATCGGAATTGAATCTTGCGCGAATAACCAAATCGGCATTTGAGCATTTAGTCAATGCTCTAATCTGAAGGTGTGAGTACGTTGAACCAATAGACGTAAACTCAACGTCTGCCGCGCCACCTGACCCGACAGTTACAGTAGCGATTGACTCGTAATCGCCAGCGGCGGTTACGGTGCTAGAGGCTAGGATGCCCAGAATTGGCATTAGGCTAAGTCACCCACAATAGTAAATGTGTTGGATGCTGTGCAAATAACCGTGCAAGCTGAATAACGAACACGCAATTTAGGAGCAGTTGCGGTTGCACCTGTTGAGGTAATAGTTACGCCTGCGCCTTGTGCGAATGTTACCTGACCTGTACCAATTTGCTGCACATGAATCTGGTCACCTGCTGAGAATACAGACGGTGGAACAGTTACCGTGATTGAGCTTGAATTATTGCAAGTGACAAGCTGGTTAAGGTCATTAGCTGCAAGTGTGTAAGTAGTGCCTGTCTGATTATCAAATTGAAGTTTTAACTTAAGGTCTGCTGTACCAGAAGTAACGCCGCCAGTAAGACCTGAGTCGTTACCAGTAGTGACGCCTGTAATGTCTCCAGAAGAACCAATGGAAACCCAAGCAGTGCCGTTATAGACCTCAACTGCGTCTGTATCCTGTAGATAAGACACCATGCCTTCAGCTAAGACTGAGGCTAGAGCAGTAGTGCGAGCAGCAGCGCTAGCAAAACGCATAACTGCCTGCTCTTGTAGATAAGTATTAACCTGAGCTGCTGTCAACACGTCTCCAGTGTTGAATAGCTTGTAACCTGCTCCCGCCATGTATTTCTCCTTAGTAGCTCAGGACGTCTGAGCCTATTATACCGCTAATAGATGAATCTAACACGAACCCAGCCAGTAAAGGCTCAGCCGTGAATAATGTAGTAACCCAGCTAGATTTCGTAATGTCGTGATGAATGCCGTTCACTAGGCTCTCCTGGGTAATGCTGGTCGCACCTGGCATTGTCTTAGTTACCGTCACGCCGTCGAGTAATTCAATATCTACGCCAGACTGAGGCTTCAAAGGGTTGGTATCGTCATAGAGATTAAGCGCGATGCTGTCTATACGAATCTCTGGGTCCTTTCGGGTAGCCAGAATACCTTTAGCCTGATTGAGCGACTCTGTGTCAGTCTGGACCAGAATGCCAGAACGATTACCTGAATGCAAAAAGTAGGTATCTATGGATGGTTGGTCGTAAGCATTCTGAGCTGTACCGCCTACACGGGTAACTGTCACGTCGTTTATGAGCGTAGTATCATCAAAAGCCACTACAGCGTTATTGTATGAAATTTCTGAGCCTGTATCAGAGAAAGCATACGAAGAAGTAGCTGGTGAGGTAATGAGGTCATTACGGCTGACAAATTTGACCTCACCTTGCGAGTTGACAAATACACCGCCGAATTCACTATCCGCCACCGTGTTTAAGGCGTCTAGCGCCGTCCTAGAGGTGCCTGGGTCGGCTTGTAGGGTAGTTTCCCCAGTGTCCACCTGACGAAGGCTTACAGGCCATTCTACGGCGTCTAGGATGGCATCTACGCGAGCGCCTGAAAGTTGACCTGCTGGAGCGCCACTAACCGTCGTAATGCTGGAGCCTGCAAGAAGCTTGGTGCCGTCTACGCAGCGTAGAGTTACGGTAGAGACGTCCTCGTTACCTAGTCTAAAGCCAGTGTCATAGTTAGTAATAAAGCCAGAAAAAATGTAGTAATCAACGCCCAGGTAGGTCGCATAAATGATTATCTGTCGCAGTGGTACAAGATTGGGGTAATAGGGCGACGCTGGATTCATAGGATTCCAAGCGCCAGTCTGGTCAAATAAAACCACGTCCGCTGTACCTGCATCGAACTTAGACGTGATACGACTTCTGCCTCGTCTAATTGATACACGGGTTACTAGGTCTGTAACCTCAATCGGCAGAACGCCAGAGCCTAGACGGTTAGTACCCAGAATGCCTTTAGTAGCTGAATCAAGGATGAGCGGGTTAGTCTCAAATGCAGTTCCGCTATCGAAGTCTACGAAGACCCTGAGTTGAGGCGCGCTCATTACAAAGCCACCGCATTAAGCGTTATAGTTTGTCCACGCTTCTGAACCTCGTAAAGACCTTCTGTAATAACCTGAATTAGGTCGTCATTACTCATAACGTTACCAGCCACATTCACCGTGACATTGGCAGCGTTGAAACCGCCTGGACCAAATGTGCCAATAGTTTCAAATATGTCTGCAATACGCTGTCTAGCGTTAGCCTCATTAGGTGAGTCATCGGCACGACCAGACATGACCACACCTGAGTTAGCGATGATGGTGGCACCGTTGACGCTGAATGTGTTAAATGGATTAGCAGTTGCGCCACCTGGCAGTGTGATAGCTACGCCGTTAGGGTCGGTTGGGTTAGCGCCAATAATGACGCCGCCGCCTCCTCCACCGCCGCCTCCACCGCCGCCACCGCCATTACCGCCACCAGCTGACCCACCGCCACCAGCGTTGCCACCTGCGCCGTTACCTGAGCCAAATCCGCCAATAGCATCCTTGATAGACTTAATCTTTCCTAAAAGTCTATCTAAAATGCTATCCCAGTCTTCGAACGGGTTTTTAGCTTTAGGAATGGTGGCGATGCCCGTATTAAGCAAAAATAGCTTTGTCTGAGCATTGATAATTTTGGCAATAACGTCGGCAGCATTGTCACCCGTTTTGAGCGTAATACCTAGATTCTCCAGCGCTGGTTTCTGTAGTAACAAGACAGCCTGGGTAAGTTTGTCTGCTGCCTCAGCATTATCGCTATAAATAGCAAGTAAAGCCGTTAGGCGTAGACGATTTTCTTCAGTCACACGGTTTTGTAATGCCGCGACAAGTTGGATTGCTTCTAAGTCAAAGACTGTTCCAGCTCTTTTGAGCTGTGCTTCTTTTTTAAGCGCAGCTTCTCGCGCTTTACGTTCTTTCTCGCTAAGCTTACGAAGTTTTTCGCGGTCACGGCGTTCCGCATCTCTTATTGCTTTTTCTTTACGCTTTTGGACTTCCGCAATCGCTAACTCACGCTGTGTCGGTGTAATTGTTCCACCGCGAGGTGCATTTTGCCCAGCCTTACCCAACAAGTCTAACGTGATGTCCCTAGCGCTTCTTAACGTAATAAAATCGTAAGCTTGCTTTAAGGTATTAACAGCTCCAGCTGCGTAACCGAATGACTTGCCGATGGCTGTACCGAAGTCGACTAAATCCTGGAGTCCCTCGTCGTAATCACCTGAGCCTAATTGCTCTAGGCCTTTGATAAGACCTTTACCGATTTCCTTTTGAGCATCCCCTACAGCTTTCTGTAGTTGCGCAATTTTGAAGGAATAACTATCGGTAGCTGCCGCAGCACTACCACTAAATCGCTCATTAAGTAATTTAACAGTCTCGTCAAAACCAGCTGCTTCTAATTGTGCAGCTGTATAACCTCTGGACAATTTAGCCAGTGATGTGTAATTACCATTGTAAGCACGACTCAAAGCAGTGGTAACTTGGCTGACGGTTGCGCCTGTTTCAGCAGCTATATCTAAAGCTGTACCCAAAAGGCTCATAGACTTTTGCGCGCTCATCGTGCTACTGATTAGTTGCACCATAGCAGGGCGTAATTCATCCTTGCTAACCATTGTCGCTTTTTCGACGTTGTCTATGTAGCGTTCTACAGCAGGTACACTAAACGCGAAACCTAAATTACCTAATGAATTAGTAAGCTGCTTGACGGCTTTTTCTTCAGCCGCAAAAGCTATAGCACCTTGTTTGGCAAAATTGATAAAGGCGCGTGCGGACAGAGCCACACCGATTGTAGCGCCTAGTGTCTTAAAACTTTTAGTGAGGTTCTTGGTCGCTTTTTCGGCTTTATCAAAACCCGCTTTTTGCAACTCAGCAGCAATAATAATTTTAATTTCGGACTCTGTTAACGCCATTATGCCGCCATCTTTCTACTCTGCTGAATAGTTTTAACCAAATTTTGTTTTGCCTTTTCAATAGCAATAAGCGTTGCGTTGACTGCTCTACCTTGATTTCGTGCATAAGCAGCATACAAAAGACGACCTGTAGACATTTGACCACGGCCAGAATAATCTTTAAGCGGTCCTACGCCGTTCATAGCACCGATAAATCTACGGCCTGCATCTGGATTGTTCGATTTGCTTTCAGGGCTTCCGAAAGGATTGGCACGACCCGCAGTTTCAATAATGGCACCGCTAGCCGATTTATTTAATAGTGTAAATAAAGACACGAAACCGCTAGAACGCATTCGTGAGGTCGCCACTGAATAAGTTAGACCCTTTCTAATTGCTTTAGGGTCATATGAAGGAAAACCTCTTTTGCGGCCAGTCCGTGATTTTCTTTCGTATCCAGGGTTATTGTAGTTATATAAACCACCTGGTGCGGATGCAGGCACCTTAGAACGTGCATCTTGAATAATAGGCTTGAGAGCTTCTCTAACTTCTCTATCAAGCTCTTTTTTAATGTCAGGCGCGAGTTTATTGAGAGCCTTTTTAAGCCCTACGACTCCCTCTATAACGACTGGCATTTTTCCTATCTTCCGCTTGCTTAGCTAGTACCGCATGGATAGCTTTCAGTAAATCTCTATCCATGTTAATAAACTCGCTAGGCGCGATACCCAGATTAACCGATAGTTCTGCTATTCGATATGTCCAGGTATCACGCGTTAGCCATTTGGGTATTCATCCCCTAAAACCTCTACAGCTTTCAAGGTTTCTAGAAACTTATCTCCGAACGGTTTAACGTCTGGAGCCCCGTCCCTGCGTAGGCATTCCCAAGCCAGCCAGTAAATGTCGCTTTGCTTTTGGTCTTCCTGAAAAGCTCTATAAAAGCCTTTCTTTGTATGCTGCTCAAAAGCGTACTCGATTACGGGTGTAATCTCATGAATCGACTCTGTACCGTCTGCCCTAGTGACTTTAAGACGTGCCATTATTTGCCCCTATCTAGTTTTTACCAGGTGCCTGAGTCGGCAACTGTTACTGCTGAATTGACTGTGAACGTAATGTCCATTGTAGCCATGTCACCTGTAGCACCGTTAATAGGTGTTAGATTGTTGACCAAAAGGTCACCAGTCCAGAGCTTGTTAGTGGCTGATACAGCGGCTACCTTATCTTGAATAAGCTTCCAGGCTACTGTTGTACCGTAAGCATCTGACAAGGTATCGAGCACTGAAGTCGCTGCCTGGTCGTTCAAAAATGATACTGTAATGGTTGCGCTTTCTAATCCCTTAACGAACTTATGAGCTGTGTCACCCATCGCTGTCACTTCGAGCTCGTCAAAAGCTTGATTCAATGTAACGCTTGTTACATGGTCGGACAAATCTACAGAAGCGATTTTAAGTCCGACTTTATTATTTAGCGTAATCGCCATAATTACTCGTCCTCTTTCTTAGGTTGTTTTGTTTCTTTCTTTTCTGCCGTGGGCTTTACCTGACCGATTTTGATAAGGAAAGCCTCGCGCTCTTTGTCGTTATCTGCCATGTTTAGCTCCAATCAGACAAAATTGAAATAGTAACCTGGCCAGTCAAAAGCTCTCCAGCTGTACCAGTCAGGACCGCGGGTGCGGAAAATGTCCCTAAGCTATAAGCCAAATTAGATGCTTCAAGCTTGTTGACAATATTAAGGTAGAAGTCTTCGATGTTAATAAGATTGCCACGGTTATCGAACATAGGTGCCATGACGATTAACTTAAAATTGACTTTAGGTTTAACGGTTTTGTAATGGTCGTTAGATGGCTCGATGTACGGGTCACCAGGCTCTATCACAATAGAATTTGCGAGCGGACTAGCAGGCGGGAAGGAAAACACCTGCCAGACCGCATTGTCACTTAGTGCAGCCGCGATTGTTCCACGAAGGGTAGAGATTGCCGACATTACCCGACCTGACCGCCTGGGGCTAAGTGGTCCGCAAGTAACCCGCGTACACGGGCCATAAGAGTATTACCCATACGATATGGGGAAGGCTGAAAGTCTGGTGAGATACCGCCAGCGTTAGAAGTCTGACGAGCCTGCCAGATGTCCACAGCTATCATTAAACTAGCCTGACGTACTTCATCTAGTGCGCCAAAATCTACATATTCAGACGCATAAACATAAGCGTAAGGGATAATGTCATGTTTAGGTGAATCGGTTAAGTGGCTCGTAGTAAAAGAAATAGTGTATTCAGATACTTCGGTAATTGTTTTATTACCGTTGTAATGTTGTCCAGCATTTTCTACTGTTACAGTTTGTCCGACATAAAAACTATGTGGGTACTGCAAATATAACTTACCTACGGTTCCTTCGTTACTATGTGCGACAGCTATTTGTCGATTAAAATTTAATTTACCTTTGACAATATTCTCAGCAGCTTGGCAACAATCTTCTACCGTCGCTGACGAATACAAAGCTCCAATGCCTAGCGCAGCACGAAGTTCTGCTTCAGTGACATATGTGGCTGGCATGGTTTCCTTTCTATGTTATCCCCAGCGACTAGGGCTGAGTCGCTGGGGTAACTCGATTACTTAACTACTAGGAGAGGTTGAACTTACGAACACCCTTACCAGATTTCGCAACATAAATTGCGAGGTATCCGTAAAGGTTAATCTCGACTTCACCAGAAGTAAGAACGTTGACGCGTAGGTTAGTTGTTGGTGATTCCCATACATAAACTGAACCTGGTGCGATGAGGTATGCAGAATTATCTACGATACCTGTAGTTGGAATGTTGTGGTCGACGATGAGGTCTGTACCAAGAACATTACCGCGAACAGAAGTAGGTGTTACCTGTCCTGCTGCGTTGTATTGTGGCGATGCAACTGCGTATAGAGGACGCTTTGAATCGTCGGTATAGCTCATGATAGAAGCCCACTGGTCTGTAGATGCGAGAAGCTTGTTAGCGAAATCGCCGCCAGTTCCCTTGTATGCAGCAGCAGCTTCTGTTGAGATGAAGCTTTGTAGACCAGCTGCGGTCGCAGCGACACCAGTAGCGGTTGTTCCGTTGGTGGTCAAAGCGCTAAGAAGTGCAACGTCTGTTGCAGCTTCGTAGGCTTTTCTGAGCTCTGTCATCAAAAGCTCCATGAAGCTAGGGCTCGAGCGGTCAATGAGCTCAAAGCTGACTCTGTTGAGGCCACTGAACTTTTCAATACTCACCGTGTCATAGGCGCTGGTCATGCCTGTTTCTGATGGCGCCGAGCCTTCGTTGGTATCTGCAACGGTAGGTGCAACGTTTGGAGTCGCAGCATTGGTGTAAAGACGTGGAACGGTGAAGCTCATGCCTTCTGCGATTAGCGCCTGGCGTGTTACAGCTTCGAATGCTGGACGACCTGTGAAGGTGTCAGTGATGAATGTGTTTAGGTGCTGAGGAAGTGTCAGACCTGTGTTAGTGCTGGTTGAATCATCCGCAGCGCGAACGAGCTGGCGAGCATTATCATCACCGAGAGCCGCCTTGATGTTGGCTTCGAGATATTGTGCGCCTGTCATTGGTGCTACGCGTGGTTGAGCGTACACGCGTGGTGTAGCTGCTGTAACCTTAGATGCTGAGGCTTCTACCGCAGGGGTTTCTACCTCAGGTGCTACGGCTACGGTGTCTGGAGTTTTCTCCACGACAGCCTCGCTTTCTGTTGGTTGGGTTTCTTCTTCTTTCGCCTCTTCCGCTTCGGAAGCTGCTACCTCTTTAATCTCAGCCGACTTAAATGCGGGATTTGAGACAAGAGAAACTTCGACTAGCTTGGCAGCTAGAACATGAATGACGCCGTTAGCTGGACGTGAATCAATCACTTCAACGCCTACTGACATACCTGTTTTTAATCCTTCAGATGCCTCGATTAGGGCGTCAGATGCTTTTGTGGATGCGCTGAGCTTGAAGACGCCGTACCAACCGTCCTCGCTTGCTTCAATAGATTGAGCGCGGCCTAATCTCACTTTGTCGTTATGTTCTTCTAAGAACAAAACTTTCTTTGGGTCGTCTACCTGGATTGACCCGCGCTCAAAAATAACTTTACCAGCTGAGGTATGACCAACCTCGCCGATAGGTGCGATTTTACCGCTAATAGTACGACGAGCAGAATCGGCTGCCGTAATCTCGCTAGAGAATGTCAGTTTCATTTACATTGTTTCCATTCGGTGTAAGGTCTTCCATCTCCATAGCTTGTTCTACGGAAATAAGACCGAGCGATAACATTTTTTCGATTACGTTTAATCTTTCCATCGCGTCTGAGCGTAGGAAAGTGTCATCAATCGCAAAACGCACAATATTACCGCGAGGTGTAATGTCATCTAATGACAGACGGTCTTCGATAGCGGCGTAATATGGGCGTAGTGATAAATCAACGAACTGCTTACGCTCGTCAATAACATTTGCGTAAGTCATGCTGTTATTCATCTCAGCTGACAAATACCATGCAGGCACATTCATCATTCTGGCAATTTGTGTTGCCATAAATTGTGCGCTTTCATTGTAAGTCATGTCCTTAGGTGAGAACTGAGTAACGTTATAGTCAAGAGTCGAAGTCATGTAAGCCGTTGAACGATTCTTACGCGATTTTTCGAATTGATTTAAGATTCCAAGAACTTCTGCTTCCGACATATCTGCGCCAGTGTTTTTAATAACACCCGTAGGCATTGGAGTAGCTACAGCAGTAGCAGTTGCCTTTTCTAAATCAACAGCAGCGCGTATAGTACGCGCTCCACGAACTAAGACGCCTTCATCACCGAGAGATTGGAAGGTAACGAGCGAACCAAGTCCTGACATGGGTACAGGGTTACCGTTGACATAATATTGAGTAATGAATTCTGTATAAAGGTCTGTATTGAATGTAACGCGGCTATTGGGGACCCATTCGAAAGACAATGGACGGCCATCGAACTCGCTAACGCTAGTTACTTGCCAAAATGCCTGGCCGTAGAAAATGAGACTGTCAACAGTCCAAGCCATTGTTACCGAGCGCGGTTGCGCGGGTGAAGGTTGACGAATCCATCCTGGAGCATTTTCTACTTCTTCTCCAGTTGAATCACGATAAACTTCTAAAGGTGTGCTAGCGATAATTCCTTTGATTAACGAAGCTGCGCGAGCGACACTGGGTACAGAAATAGCATCTGCGCGGGAAATGTTGCCAACAGTCAATGGAGCGATTGTCCAATTTTCGGACATAATCTGCGGCGCATTTTGCGCTTCGATTTTTACTGGCTTGAAACGGTCAAAGAGTCCCATTCATAATAGGATACCATACAAAACGGACATTTAGAACATATTAGACTGCAATAATCGTTGGTTTTGATTGTGGCTTCAAAAGCTGGTGGACTACCATAGCTAGGCCGATAGCTGCGCTAACGTCCCCTGCTGACTTTCGACGGACAATGCGCCATCCTCCGTCGTTTTCCTTAGCCGCGCAGTTATTCATGGAATCCACCAGCGATTTTTGTCCGATGTGAACCAAGCGACTGTTCACGATTGAATCATATAGGTCGCCGCACGCTTGGTAAAACACCTGGCCTGACATATCTTGAACCCTATAGCCGCTTTGACTCAATCTTTCAGCCACGCTCATCGTGGAATACTTATCAAAGCATATTAACGCAGGACGATACTTTTTAGCCCATTCCGCTACCTCTACAGCCATCTTCAATTCATCTACCGCTACCTGTGACTCGAACTGAGCGATAACGCCTACGGCTATCTTGCCATCGTCTCGAATCTGCCCAGCGACAAGGCTAGCGTTGCGCTTATTAACCGATATATCCATAGCGAATACGGTTTTAGGACCTGGAGCTATGACCAGCTCCTGTACGGTCAAATCCTCGAAGGCGTGGTAAGGCCAGGGTGATTTCAGCGCCGAAACCCATGAACACAAAACCTCTGTGCGGGTAGCTTCGACGCTAGAAGTAGCAATAGCTTCTGAGATAGTGTCTTCATCAATCAAATACCCCAAAGCTGGGTTAGCCTGATACCAGGCGTCCTTGTCGTGTATTTTGGCGAATTCTTCTGCTGAGTATTCCCAATAGCCCAGGCTCGCTGGAGGGTGGTCTATGGCGCGCTGTCTCATGGTATTCAGTACGGTTGAGAACGCATCGCCAGCATTCGAGCACATAAATACCTGGCTGTTCTTACGAGCTCTGGTCACTGGCTTAGCAGCTGTAAAAGCCTCTTCAGATACCTCGCGTAATTCATCGATAAATAACAAATCCGCGGTTTTACCACGGGAGCCATCTCTAGTCGCCGCAACTATCTCGTATTTAGCCCCTGAAAGGAGCTCTATCGATTCCTGGCCATTGGCCACGCGGATTTGCTTTATCTGCGCCATGAGCGCGTCGTTCTGTTCAATTATATCGCGTACTTTATTAAAGGTATCAAGTGCCATATTGCGATTAGAGCTCATAGCCACGACGTTACGTTCACCGAATACGAATAGGCCTGCCAGGATGCGAACCCTTGCTAGGTGCGTCTTTCCATTTTGTCTAGCTATCAGAAGTAGATTCGACTTACGCCTAAACATGCCATCTTTGTCGACTTTGAGCATATCGGTCAGCACATACTCTTGCCACGGCAGTAAAGTCATCGGCTCGCCGTTTTCTTTGAGCGTTTCGAGAAACTTCTTAACCTCATCGATGCGGCTTGGTCCTTTAAGCGGCGCATTCTGTAGGCGTGGCTTTGTGGCTCCCTTGCGCTTAGCCATTGTCAATAGCCCCCGTCGAATCAAATGCGGAAAAAGGTGAGTCTAATTCTTTTTTTATTTTAGTCTGGGGTTTTTGTCCGTTTTTGTCCTGATTCGTCCGTATCGGGGAGATACGTTCCAT